CCACACAAATACCTAACGGCAAGGGTGGTTTTGTGATTCCACCAATGCATGGGGTTGTCTACACCCTCACATCTACCTTACAAAAGAACGATAAAGGTTCTTGGTTTGGTTGGGTGGTAACACAGGACAGAATTTTAGATCAAAAAGACAAGTCTTTGTATCTTGATGCAAGGACTTTTGGAGCTGATGTATCTAAAGGGAACGTTCAAACAAAAGCAGATGTGGAAGAGAAAGTAAGCGACTCAACTCCTTACTAGTGTTATAATGTCAGGGGGATCTACTTGTTTAGCAGATCCCCCTTTACAAATAAAAAAGAAATGATAATAAAAAAAGATAAATTCAAAAATATATTTCAAGGATTAGATATAGCATATGGACAATACCAACCTGGAGATCGTGGCGAAAACGGAAAGCAACAAGGAAAAGCTTTTATTGTACGTGGTGCCGTCACAGATGAACTCTGGGACAAACACCTCAGAGGTGAAGGTCCAGCACTTGGAATCATCCCTATTACAGAAAATAATGATTGTAGGTGGGGTTGCATTGATATTGACGAATATAACTTTGATCACACTAGCCTCATTAAAAGTATTCGGAATAATAAATTACCCTTAATAGTTTGTCGTAGTAAATCAGGCGGCGCACACGTATTTTTATTTACAAAAGAAAATATTCCTGCATCTTTGATGCAATCTAAATTAAAAGAAATGGCAATCATACTTGGCTATGAAGGGTCAGAGATATTTCCAAAACAAACAGAAATACTTGTGGAACGTGGGGACACAGGTAACTTTTTAAATCTACCCTACTATAATGAAATGAAAGGACTACGTTATGCTATCAACGATACTGGCGCCGGTTGTACACTTCAGGAATTTTTTGAGCTCCATGGTGTTTATGCTTGTACAAAAGAACAAGTCGAAGAGATCAAAACAGAAGAAAAGAAAATAGAAGAAGCATTTCCTATGGGACCACCTTGTCTTAATAAACTTGCAACGACAGGTTTTGGACAAGGCTCCCGTAATAATGCTTTGTTTAATATTGCGGTGTATTACAAACAATCTAGTCCAGATACATGGGAAGATAAAATTGTAGAGGCTAATTTAAAATACATGGAACCCACACTTAGTAATAGTGAGGTACAGCAATTAATTAAATCGGTTAATAGAAAAGGTTATGATAAATATAGATGTAAAGACTCACCAATAAATGCAGTATGTCAATCAGGTTTATGTAGAACAAAAAGATTTGGTGTGGGATTTGGTGAAGAAGAAATGCCAATGTTAGGTAGCCTTACAAAGTATGCATCAAAACCACCAGAATGGTTTTTGGATGTAGATAAAAAAAGAATACAATTAAAATCAGAACAACTTTATAGTCCACAATTGTTTGCACTAGCATGTCTTGACCAAGCAAACTTAGTTGTACCTGTGCCAAAACCAAAAGATTGGAAACAACATTTTTTAAAACCTATGATGCAAGGGCTACAAGAAGTAGAGCCTTTGGAATCTTTAGACCCAGTAAATGAACTTACAAATTTATTACAGGATTGGACAACAAATAGACAATCAGCAAGAACATTGGATGATATATTAAACAAACTACCCTACACAGATGACAAAAGAGAATTTACTTATTTTAGGATGGAAGATTTTTTTAACTTTTGTAAAAGAAATCATTGGGAGAAAGACAAAAATCAAACAGGTAATTTAATAAAACAACTTGATGTATTTGTAGGAGAAGAAAGAGTTAGAATAAAAAAACAACAACCCAGATTAATTAAAATAGAAACAATGAAACAAACAGAGGCATCATTATCTAAGGTGCCATATCAAGAGGAGAACTTTTAATGGACATAAACTCAATACTTTTAAATCACGCAGAGTGGTTAGAAAAAGAGGGACTATTTGAAAAAGCAAAGGAGTGTAGAAAACAAGCATATGAAAACGATAATTTTAGGTCCACCAGGAACTGGCAAAACAACAACGTTGTTAAATCTGGTAGACCAATTCATACAAGACGGAGTAAGACCTAAACAAATAGGTTATTTTTCGTTTACTAAAAAAGCTGCAACGGAAGCAGCAACGAGGGCCGCGGATAAGTTTGGCCTGGATGTAGAAAATGATCTTGCGTTTTTTAGAACTTTGCATTCGTACGCGTTTAATCAATTAGGTATGACAAAAGAAAAAATGATGGGGGCTGAAGATTATAAAGAGTTTGGTAAAAAATGTGGCATACCAATTAAAACTGCAAAGTTTTCTGAAAGCGACGGCACATTTAATTCTGATAACGAGTATCTTACAATAATAAATACTGCAGCTGTAAAAAGAATGGATCTATTAGAATACTATGACTCTCGACAAAACATATTAGACATAGAAAGAAATACATTATTTTTATTAGCAGAGGAACTTAAAAGATTTAAACAAGAAAAAGGTTTAAAAGATTTTAATGACTTGTTAGAAGATTTCTTGACCAAAGAAAATCATAACAAATTCAGAGTTTTATTCATAGATGAGGCACAAGATTTATCTTTGTTGCAATGGGAAATGGTGAGAAAAATTTGGGATCGTGCAGAGAAAACTTACATAGCTGGTGACGATGACCAGGCAATATTTAAATGGGCAGGCGCAGATGTAGATCACTTCATTGCACTCAAAGAAGAAGTAGATGATATCAAAACATTAGATCAATCTTATCGTATACCTGGAGGACCTATACATGAACTATCACAAAAAATTATAGGACAAGTACAAAATAGATTTAATAAAGAATATAAACCAAGAAAAGAAGAAGGAATTTTACGTAGGTATTCTGACATTACACAAGTAAATATGTCTGAAGGTAATTGGTTGGTTTTATCTTCTGCTAATCATTTTTTAGATTCAGTCAAAGAAGTATGCGAGTTACGTGGTTGGTATTATTCTTTCAAAGGACGTAATTCCATATCATTAAAATTATTATTAGCATTAAATAATTGGGAATCTTGGCGTAAAGGTGGATTATTAAATCATTTAGAAATAAAAAATATTTATGAATATCTTGGATCTAATGTATTAGAGGGATTTAGAAAAGGTAAAACATTACATTCTGAAGATAAATATAATATACAAGAGTGTATGAAAGATCATGGATTAATTACAAACACAGTTTGGTATGAAGCATTTGAAGGATTAGATCCTATTACAGAAAATTACATTCGTAATATGAGGGCGAATGGTGAAACGTTAAATAAAAATCCTCGTATATCAATGTCAACAATACACGGAGCGAAAGGGGGTGAAGCTGACAAAGTCTTATTGATGCAAGATATAACAAATGCAGCTCTCGAAACATTTAGTCACGACCCGGATGAATTACATAGATTATTTTATACCGGCGCAACGAGAGCGAAACGCGAATTGCACGTCTTGGATCCAAGAGATTTTGAGAAAGCTTATATATTATGAGTAAACCATATGATAAACAAATTGGCGGAAAACATTATCAAAAATATGTGATACAGCCAAGTAAATTTGTAATTGAAAACAAGTTGTTATATCCTGAAGGTTGTGCTATTAAATACATAATCAGACATCAAGATAAAAATGGCAAAGAAGATTTATTAAAAGCCATTCATTTTATCGAGATGATAATTGAAAGGGATTATAAGTGAGAAGTATGCAAACACCTCTGTTTACACCAGAGACTGAGTGGGTCATGCCAGAAGAGCTCAAGGATCTTCGCGGCGCAAAACAAATAGCAATAGATTTAGAAACAAACGATCCAGAATTAAAAGAATTAGGTTCTGGTAATGTCACAGGAAAAGGGCACATTGCTGGGGTTGCGGTGGCCGTAGACGGCTGGTCAGGGTATTTTCCGATAGGACATGAGTCTAATGGCAATATGGATAAAAACCTGGTGTTTTCATGGTTGCAAGACATGTTTAACCAAGAGGATACCACCTTTATATTTCACAATGCAATGTATGATATCTGTTGGTTAAGGTCAGCAGGACTGACCATTAAAGGTAAAATTGTAGACACAATGATAGCTGCATCTTTGATTGATGAAAACAGATTATCTTACCAATTAAATACATTGTCTAGATATTATATAGGTCAAGGTAAAGATGAAAGTGTTTTAAATGCAGCAGCAAAAGAATATGGTATTGATCCCAAGAAAGATTTATGGAGACTGCCCGCAATGTTTGTTGGTCAATACGCAGAACGAGATGTGGAGTCTACATTAAAACTTTGGCAAAGATTAGAAACAGAATTGTATCAACAAGAACTTTGGGATGTATTTAATTTAGAAACTCAATTGTTTCCGTGTTTAGTTGATATGAGATTTAAAGGTGTAAGAGTTGATCTTGATAAAGCAAATAAAATAAAAAAATATTTAATTAATAAAGAACAAAAAATATTAAACAAAATCAAGGATTTAACAGGTGTTGATATAGAAATAATGGCAGCACGAAGTATTGCAAAAGCTTTTGATAAATTAAAATTACCGTATGATAGAACTGCAAAAAGCAAAGAACCAAGTTTTACAAAAAATTTTTTACAAAACCACCCACATGAATTACCAAAAGCAATTGCTGAAGCGAGAGAACTTAACAAAGCTCACAGCACATTTATAGATTCTATAACCAAACATTCTGTTAATGGTAGAATACATGCAGATATAAATCAAATTAGATCAGATGCAGGTGGAACTGTGACTGGTAGATTTTCAATGAGTAATCCAAACCTACAACAAATTCCTGCAAGACATCCAGAACTTGGTCCTTTAATTAGATCTATATTTATACCAGAAGGTAATCACAAATGGGGATCATTTGATTACTCACAACAAGAACCTAGAATATTAGTGCACTATGCAAAGTTACAGAATCTTACAGGTGTTGATGAAATTGTAGATGCATACAATGCAGGTGATGCAGACTTCCACCAGGTTGTTGCAGACATGGCAGGCATCGAACGTAAACAGGCCAAAACAATTAATCTTGGTCTGATGTATGGTATGGGTAAGAATAAACTCATGGCAGAATTAGGATTGATGAAAGAGTCTGCGGAAAAATTAATTAAACAATATCATAGTAGAGCTCCATTCGTAAAACAATTAATGGATAATGTATCTCGTAAAGCAAACGAACGTGGTAAAATTAGAACTTTATTAGGAAGAGCGTGTCATTTTGATTTATGGCAACCAGTTCAATTTGGTGTATACAAACCATTACCGTTGGAACAAGCTAGAAAAGAATATGGTGAGCCTTTAAAACGTGCATTTACTTACAAGGCTCTAAATAAATTAATACAAGGATCGGCGGCAGATATGACTAAAAAAAGTATGGTTGCATTGTATAAAAATGGTATAATACCACACATACAGATTCATGATGAAGTAGATATTTCTATTGAATCTGACAAACAAGCGGAGGATATAATTGAAATTATGGAGTCAGCTGTAGAGTTGAAAGTACCAAACAAAGTAGATTATGAATCTGGTAGCAATTGGGGTGATATAAAATAATGGCTACGTATTTAAACGCAGACATACCACCCATTTATTGCAACGTACGTAAGGAGTATTTGTATGATCTTAAAAAACATAAAGGCGAAAGTCTCGAATGTATTATCTTCGGTATCACGTCGATATCAGGCATGGCGATCTTATTTAACATCATGCTTACAAACGGCGCGTGTTATTGGAGATTGCCTATCAGCGCGTTTTTCCAAAAATCGCATGACAGAGCCAAAGTGCCCGATATGTCAGTTGACGAGTTGGAATTGTGGAACTGTTTTAGTTACTATCCCAGCGTCCATCATTATAGCTTTCTTTGTAATCAGCGTGGTAAGTTCTTAGGTAAAGATAAAAAATTTTACAAAGGTGAATATTTATTTACAATTGATTGGGCTCATCCGGATAGCAATATCTTGGATACTGACCACTCTGAGATACCTCAAGAACACAAGTGTGCACATATATTGGAACTCGATAACGGTAATTTTGCAGCTCAGCCTAATAATCGTATTTTGTGGAACCTTTCTCATTATACTACTGATAAGTTTTGGCCTGACTTTAAAGTCCAAAATACTTACTGGACTGTTGAA